TATTATTAAAAGCTCTATATAATTTCTCTGGGTCTGTAATAGAAGCTTGGACTGTAAACTCTAATTTTATACTTTGCATATCCTTTGTTGAAACTTCCATTGTTGTATCCATTTCTTCTGTTTTTCCAAAAATATATGTTTTTTCTCTTGTTTCCATAAATGTCTTTCCTTGAACAAATGGAATTTTTAAGTGCAAACCCTCAGTTTCAACTCTTGTTATTTTTCCAAATGTTGATATTATAGCAACTTCTCCAGTGTCAATTGTATAGCAATTAATGATAGCTAATAAAAGTAATAAGCCAGCTACTCCTCCAAATATTCCCATCTTTACATATTTTTTAAATTGATCCATTTCATCTCTGTATTCCATAATTACCTCCTCCTAATCTTTCATATAATAACTGCCAATAAATCCAGCAGCATTTAATATTAATCCCTTGGCCCAACTTATTTCATCTGTCATAGTCTTAATAACTTCTTCTAACTCTACAGACTTTGGAACATCTAGTATTATCTCGTCATGCACATGAAATACTATTGGCCAACCTTTAGCTTTTACTCTTAGCAAAGTTTCTGCTAAGCAGTCTCTTGCGATAGCTTGTACAATATTTTCTGTTAATTTACCCCCATAAGTTGGGATAACTTCCCACTTCTTAGATGTTTGATTAATTCCCATATAATGCATCTGCATTTGACCAAACTGGTTTTCTTTTAAAAAAGGTTTTGGATAGAAAAGTTTTCTACCGCTTGGTAATTCTATGGTGAAAAAGTCTTGGCCATATATAAAGTCGTACTCTTTAGCTAACTTTACACATTTAACTATTTGAGGTTCACCAGTCTCTAATACTTCCACAGCTGCATTCTCTAATGCATACCACAGCTCTACTATTCTTTTTGATGATTTTCTCCATCTGTCTACAATGTCCTTCATTTCTTCATCTGTCAGTCCCATGTCAGCTGCACCCATGGCAGTTAAAGCACCGACACTACCTTGGTATCCTAGTGCAAGTTCTGCAACTTTTCCTTTGGCTCTTAGATGATAATTTTCTTCACCTTTTGCTATGGTGTTTATTGGCACTCCAAACATTTGAGATGCAGAGGCTTCGTAGATTTTTCCATGAGTTTTAAACACTTCCATTCTCCACTCTTCACCAGCAAGCCATGCTATTACTCTTGCCTCTATTGCCGAGAAGTCAGATACAACAAAGTGATTACCTTCAGAAGGGATAAATGCAGTTCTTATCAACTGCGATAATGTGTCAGGTATGTTTCCATAAAGCATTTCTAATAGTTCTCCATCACCTTTTTTAATAACATCTCTAGCTATATCTAATGTTTCTATATAATTTCTAGGTAAGTTCTGTACTTGAACTAATCTTCCAGCATATCTTCCTGTTCTGTTAGCTCCATAGAATTGCAAGAGACCTCTAACTCTTCCATCTTTGCACATTGCTTCATCCATAGCTTTATACTTTTTAACAGATGTCTTAGAAAGTTCTTGCCTTATCTCCAAAACTCTTTTTGCTTGCCCATCTTCTAAAGTATCTACCATTTTTTCGACAGTAGCTTTTTGTAAATTCTCAACTTCTTCTCCTGCTTCTTCTAACCAATTTAGTAATTGACTCGTAGAATTGGGATTATCTAACTTTGTTATATCTCTTGCTTCTTCTAGTAAATTAGCCCTAGATAATGCGTCTATATACAGAGCGCCATTCACTAACTCACTATCAACTCTTACTCCATAGGCATTCATAAAAGTATCCAATACCCAAAGTTTCCATTCTCTTTCAGGGACAGGAAAAGCACTTAATCTTCTACCTATTTCCATTTCTGTAACTACGTCTTGGATACAATACTCCTTAAACAACTCCCATTTCTCTGGAGCATGTTGAGGTAAGTTTCTAGTTCTGTTCCCGTTACTTTTAGTAGGGTTACATGGTATACAGAAGTATCTTATTAGAGCACTACCTGTTGTAAGTTTTTTCTTATCTTGAGGTAATCCCATAGCATTCCCTATTGCAGCAAGACCTGCAGTATACCCACAATAAAGACCATGTACCATAGTACAATGCCATTGTTCCAAAGGAGTTTCTATTCCAGCCATGTTCAAACACCACCATTCAAAGACAGCATTGTATGCATACTTAATACAAGACTCATCTTTTAAAAGGTCTAATACTTCTCCAGGAATAGCTTCACCTTTTGCAAGGTCTATTATTTTTACATCTTGGCCATCAATGGAATATGCGAATAAAAGTATCTGAAAATCATCGCTCATTGCATACTTGTATGCACCCGATTTACTTATGTCTACAGAGCTGAATGTTTCTATATCTATATTTAAAGTTCTCATAATCGCTCCTTTTTGAAAGTGAAAGGCAGTTTTCACTGCCTTCCTTATAAGATTTTTATAGAATTGGTTCTCCAGTAACTAGATCTATTTCTACCTCATCAAATTCATTTTCCGCTTTAATTCCTACAGCTGATAAAGGTTCTCCATCCATTAGCTTTTGTACATTACCAAGTCCACAACCTATTCCTTTCTTTCCACTTACTGCATAAGGGAAAAAGTTCACTGATACTCTTGCATATATTCCTGAATATACTTCAGATTGATTAAGAATTGGTTGAGCTCTTACATCAACTATTCCTGGTTGATAATCAATTTTTGCACTTGCTGTAAACACCCAATGGCCTTTACATTCAGGACCAAACTCTTGCCCATCAGAAGGTCTCACTCCATCTCCATCATATATAGGGATAGTTGGCTTTGGAGGTTTAACTCCATTCCACACACTGCTAATTCCTTTTTCAATTGCCGCATTTATTGCTGCATCTAATTTCGCTTTTGTTTGCACATCTGTCTTTGGAACTAGAATTGTACAACTGTACTTTTCTTCTTGCCCTTTTTCTGCTGCATAAGGTTTAAATAAATGCACATAACTTAATCTTACTTTCCCTGTCATTACTCTAGTATCATTTGCCATAAATATCACTTCTCCTTTTATAAATTATTAATATCATCAACTACACTAAATTCATCTTCTGCCTTTATCTTGTTTGTTATAGCTTCTCTTTTATCTGAAGCTTCTACAAGAGTTGGCTTCCCTACATTCATAACTATTAAATTTCCAACTAGATTATTAAAATCTTTTTTACCTATTACTTTTTCCATCTGTGCTAATGTCAAGTACTTTCTTTCGTATAAAAGTTCTTCTGCAATTCCATTTTCTTTGAGTACTTTTATAGCATCATCTGTGTTTGTAAAGCTTCTACTACCTCTACCATTAACCGCCTTCCAACCAGGAACATTGTTCCCTTTTAAACTTTCTGCTAATGCATACTCTTTTAAATCTTCTGCCCATTTAGCTAAGTCTTGTGCCTTCTGCAGTATTTCTCCTATTTCTTCTAAAGATAATTGGTCTGCAGCTTTAAACTCGTACTTAGCAAGTTCTAAATTAGCATTAGCTCTCTCTTTACAGATAGATTTAGCTTTACAAAACTTGCAGTGTTCTCCACACTCAAAATCACCCTCGCCTTTTAAAGCCTTTACAGCCCTTTCTTGAGCTTTCTTAGCAAAGGTTAGTAAGTAATCGAGATTGCATTCCCAAGTGCAAATATTGTTTAATCTTGGCTGTACGATTGACATTTTTATACACTCTATTGAAAATATCATTTCGTAAGCGAGATAAGCCCCTAATGCATACAGAAGTAACTGAGCATTATTTTCAACATCAACGGGAACACCTTTCCCATACTTGAAATCTATGATGTGTAAAGTATCATTAGAGATTAAGATACAGTCAGCAGTACCAAACCCATCAGGGACATATTGTGAGAAATCTACTTTTTGTTCCACAGAAATATGAGGAGTAGTTTCGTAGCTGTACATCTGTTCTTGTATAAACTCTACATATTCATCTGTATATCCTTGCATTTCTTCCTGATACAACTCTTTTTCTTTCAGCTTCTTCATTGCTGAAGTAAACTTCCTAGAAGTTAAACCAGGATCTATTAACTTTTTCACTTTTAACTCTGCTATTTCGTGTGCTAGGCTTCCTTCTTTTGCATATTCACTCTCTACATCTTCAAATTGTTCACAGAGTTTGACAGAAGGTGGACAAGCTATCCACCTTGCAGCACTAGAAGGTCCTAATAGTGCATGTGCCATTAAATATCAACTCCTAAATTTTTAAGTTCTTGAACAAAAGCTCCATAGCTTTCATGAGGTAGACCTGATATGGCAATAACTCCAAATTTAGCTAACAAATCTTTCATAGCTTTTCTGTTATTAACAACGTCTTTTGCTACCCAAGTGGCTGCTATTCTTTGTAAATCATCAGCAGTATACTCAGCTGTCTTAGTTGGCAAAGGAGTTGCTACAGCTACAGGTGCTTCTTCTTTTTTAGCTGGTGCTATAGGTAGTTTTTGATTTGGTGTTTCTTCTACCTTTTTAACAGATTCTTTTTTCTCTTCTGTTTTAGATTTAGCATTGTTTAAAGCTTCACCAATTGCTTTTTGTGTGCTGATTAATACCTCAGTACAGTTAGCTTCTATGAACTCTCTTATTTCCTTTTTAACTTCTTCTACACTTCCTGTAAATTCTACTTTTACCATTTTTATATCCTCCTATTTGCATTTTTTATTAATTTGTTGTAATATATAATCAAAATTTGGTTTGTTGTCTGTTGTTGATGTGGTAGTCGCAACAGACTTTTTATTTTCCAGCATACTGAACACCTCCTTAAACTGCATAATTCCAAAGTTCTTTAATATTCATAGTTAGAGACTCACCAGTCATAACGTTTGATAAAACCGCAATATCTCCATCTTCTAACACCAGTTCATAATATTTATCATCTATTAAAAACATAGTTATTTTTTCTCCTTTCGTATTTCTGCTAATTTTGCTTTTAATTTAGCAACTGCTATTCCTGATTTCGTTAATTCAGCATTTGCTTTTATAAGTCCATTTTGGTTTAAAATTCTAAGCTCATTTTTTGAAACTAAAATTAAGTTTTCTTCAGAAAAGTTTTGTTTGTCTTGATCTGCAAAAAGAACTGCATACCCTTTCGGAATTTTTCTATTATTGTATTTTTCCCATAAAACTTTATGTTTTAAAGCCCATCTTTGCCACATACTACCCTCATTGCTTATTTTAATTAAAGTATATCCATCTCTATCAACTCTTTCACTTCCAACAGGTTTCCAATTCTTTGGTCTTTCACCTTTTTTAAAAGAAGTTTTATTAGCTTTTGTCAAACCTTTTGTCCCTTTATTCCAGGGAATAGATCCTTTTTTATAAAGACAACCTCTAGTTCCAGTGCAGATTTTTTTCCTGCTAAGAAGGCTCTTAATTTTTTCAGGAGTTACCCCCAATTTATATCTTTTGTTGAATACTTCAGTTATTTCTATATAAGTTTTTCCTGAAGCAATTTTTCTTAAGAACTCAATCATTTTATCTGTGTACTTTTTCATACCTACCCCTCTAACATTTTTGGAATTTTGCCATTAGCATCCATCATGTCATCTTTAAACTTAGCTGCTTTTAATGCAAGTTCTCCATTACTTATGATTACACCAGCAAGTTTTATCATTGATTCACTTCTAGCTATTTCTTTTTCTAATTCTTCTGATTTCAAGTCATCTCTACTTAGTTTATCCATTTGCTCAAATAGTTTTGAATTTAGATCCATTAGTGTATTACTCATCGATACTCTCCTTATCTTTTTCAATTTCTTCTAAAATAGCAGTCCAAATCTTATTATCACAGCTTTTGAAATTTCTTAGGCATACGAAATTAGTACCTTTATGAATTTCTATATTTTTAAATCCGTAATCAATTTCTACTCTATATTCTCCAACAACTTTATTAAGTTGTAGAGTATAAATATGTTTAAGTATTTCTGCATTACCATCAACATCTTTGCTATCTTTAAAGCAAACAGTAACTTCTTTGTTATCTATCCAAATCTTAGAAGCTTCATCTGCCATAACTTCTAAGATTTTGTCTATAAATTTTGCTTTTAACATTTACATCAACCCCTTAATCTCCTACATATTCAAAATTTAATAAAGTAAAAAGTTTAGGATCCTCTACAACTCTTTTTGGGACTTCCAAATTTATAAAATTTAAATATGACAAATATCCGTTTGCCTCTCTAACTTCAACAATAAAATCTGTTCCTTTTATTATTAACTCTGCGTTTATAATGTCATTTCCAAGTACATAATTAGCTGCAGCAGCTAATTTATAAAAT